GGTTTACCGGTGTCCGAAGACCCGTCAAACGGTATCACGCAGATCGTGATCGATAGTCGGGGCTCATATCCCGGGGCCACTCTCTATGTCGGCGGCTGGGGCCTGGATCCACATCCCGGCTTCCTGGACGGGTTCGTAGCGAATCCCGATCACACTCACAATCCCTTTTATGGCGCAGGATCTTTCGAATCGGTCGATGGCACCGTATCGGCCCAACTCCAGTTCTATGCCTACTACTTCAGCAGTGGTTGCTCCGGTCGGGGATGCGGCGGCACATTGGGATGGCACTACCGCATCCTGATGGGCAGCACGATCTCGACTCCATGAAGGAAGGCCCCATGGCGGCATGCAGCCTTTGCTAAGTGCCGCTTTTGTGCCATGTTACAACGCAAAGGAAGACGTTTAGAATTGACACAGATGCACCGAATTGTTACTCGGACCCATGACTGTCTCGGACTACTGTTCGATTTTCACTGGCGCGAAGCGACCCGGCACGACTGGCGCTCAGGGCAGATCGAGCTGATCGATGAATGCATTTTTGCGGGCATCAACTCTTTAGGCATCAACACATTAGCGATAAAAGGAGGCCGCGGAGAACCGCCAGAGGGATTTGCCGGGCACGGGGGAGTGTCTGGCAAAGCAGCGGGCCGATGAATGGCATCACCGGCCCAAGGGTCCAACAGTCTCTCGCGCGCGATCTGGAGTTGCTGTGAAGCGTAGCACTAAAAGAGGTGCATCTCCTATGACAAAATCAGCAGCCGCTCTCGCCCTCGATCGCACGAAATTGGCCGGCACCGGTAAACCCGAGACCCAGATCATCCGCAAGGCCGAGCTCCTCGAATTGGCCTCCCTCGAACAAGCCTATTCGGACGTCTGCAAGGAACAAGCCGATCTCGAACGCCGCACGAAGGCGGCTCGCCTGGCGCTGGCGACGAAGGTCCTGGGAGTCGAAACCGAGGAGCAACTCAAGCGCTTGGATCCTCCCACACTCGAAGAACTGATGGCAGTGCGGGAAGGGAAGGGCTGGTGGAAACTCGAACGCGGAGCGCCGCCTTTTCTATTCCTGAAAACCAACGAGGGTCGCTATCCGTCCTGGAAGACCGAATTCATCGCAGAGGAAGGTGAGGCGAAAGCCCAGATGGTCGTCGCTGAGACTCCGCGGACCTACTCCTATCGCATCGACGTCGTGATCTGATTTTTTACAGGTCCTCCCCCAGCGCACGAGGGGCAGTGAGGCTTTTTCTTTTTCTTCTTCTCTTGAGTCCTAGGGGACTCGCGGGGGAGAAGTGGAAGGGGGAAACAAGCCTCGCTGCCCCTTTTTTATTTGCTGCGAATCAGTGCAGACGTGCTCCGCTGGAGACCTGCGTCCGGTCTCGGCATAGAGTTTTAAGCGGGTGACTTGGCAGAGTTCATGTACAGGGAGGCCGTGCTCATCGACTTTGCATTGTTCTAGAGCTATGGACCTCCCGCAAATCCAGCAGAAGCGGGTGGCGACCATCCAAATGTTTTAGCAAATAGGCGCGGATTTTGTCAGCCCGCTAGCGTACCAAATCATTGATGGCTGTGGCCTTTTCTGGTTCGCTGACTGGTTCGGCGAGTATGGGAATGACGATCCGCAGCGCGTCGATCTCCTTCAGCACTTGCTTGTACTCCTCGATTTTTTCCCTAAGAACGTCGCTTGGATTGCGTGTCATTTCTCCACCTGCCGCTGAGATCTTGCTGACCAGCCCCTCCACAACATTTTCCGGTCACGCTCCGTTAATGTCAGGTCGTCCGGCAACGCCTTCATGAACTCTTTATGCTCCGCATATTTGCTCGATCGAGGAATTTCGTCCTTGACCCACAGCAGACTCGTGTACGCTCCGTAGGCTCGCATCGTCGCTGCACCCCAGGAGTCGTCAATCTCAACGCGCTCGTCAAAGCCCCAGTCTCGCTCCAGTTCCCGAAGTTTGAGTTCAGGACGCCCGACTTCCAGATGTTCTGAATCTTCATTGTGCTTCACTCTCCCGCTGGCCCCTTCTGGTCAGCCAGCACAGTTCGTGCGTATCGACCACGATGGTCTGCGGTGTTCTGCATTCCGGCCATCTCGCGCAACAGTTTCTCACGTGCTTCTGGAGTAGCCTTTTCGATCAGCGTGCAGTCGCTGAGTTTGGCTGAGCCTTCCGGCCAACCTGCCCAACTCAGGTTGTCTCCCCTTACGAGCGCGACGACCCATTTCTCTTTCGTCGGAGCGTGATAGACCACATCTCCCGTATCAATCGGTTCTATGGACCGGGGAGCCTCAGCCTCCGGTTCCATGTCCGCCGAATAGCATGGCATGACCATGTCATTGTGTTTCCAGCTGTCCGGATGCCATAGGAACGCATCCTCGGGTGCGCCCGGAATCTGGGCAACGATTGTCTGGATGGTGCCCATCGTCCCTGCCTCTACTTCCGGGTAGGCTGGATACTGCCGCGTCAACCGGACTCTCTGCCCTACTTTGCCGATACCTGCTTTCATTGCCCATGCTCCTCGTTGTGACATGAAATGCAGAACAACACGGTTCTGCGATCATTCCTTTTCCCGCCACCCAGTCCTCTTCCATCCAGATGATGTCGATGGCCATATGCTGGAGTTGGCATGAATGTCCCGCATTCTTTGCCGTCCTTCACGCGCACGCATTTGTGATTCTGAGTGATCCAGAGCTGCCACTTTGTCAGCGTGTACTGACGTGGAGACTCAATCAAGCGCCCGTCTTTCGGCTGCGATCTCGTCCTGGCCGAAGGTTTAGGAATGGCAAAGCCGGTCGTGTCCATGGGTATTGCGATGGGCTTCGCGATGCGCTGCCGCAATTTCTTGCGGACGTCTGCCCTGGAGTTCGCCCATGTGGACGTGCCGACGTTGTAGTATCTGGGACCGAGTACAGTATCGATGCGCTTCACCGTCATGCGGCAACCTCTTCCTGCTCATGCTCGGGGCGAATCTCGGCACCAGGTAAAATGCCGTAGATGTAGCGCTTCGACAGGAACTGTCGATAGCAGCTCCTGCAGGTATTGAGCGTCGTTAGAGCGGCGACGAATTCTGGCGCGATGCTCGAGTTCCACATGTAGGCGAACACGGCCTTGCTCACCAATGCACCGCAGAGTGCGGTGATGTCTGCACCTTCTCGCAATGTATCTTCGGACTCTATGACATGGGCTTTCATTGAGCTGCCTTTCTTAGCTGGATTTTTTAGTGAAGACGCTTCGGTTTACGTCCGGCCGCACGCTGGATGTTGTCCGCGGTTTGCGGTGTAATCGTCACGCTTGTTCCTCCGCTAGAGATCGTCATTTCGCTAAGGTGCGTGCCGTCAATATTTGCAACCATGTCGGCCATGGCCTCAGCGATCGGCGAACTACCTGCTGCTGCCTTTCCAGTTTCAAAGAGCGGCGCAGCTTTCTTTTTCATTAGCGCCTCGGCGAAGGCGACCAGGTCGCGCTTGTAGCATCCATGGCGACGCACCACGTCGAAAAACTCTTCGATATCGTGCTTGCGCGTGCGCCACACCAAGCGGTCGCGTTCGTCTCGTTTTTTGAATCCATCCTTGTCTGGCGCGTAGCTTGCATGGCATAACTCGTGATCGACAAGGGCGCGCTTTTTCTCGATGGTGAATTCGTCGGAGAGCCACACTTCACGGTTCAGTAAAATAATGAAATCGTATTCGGCAAATTCCTTTTGCAGATCGGACGACTTCACGCACTTGCCCAGCATCAGATGCCCGTCTTTGTCGGCCTTCAGGTTCTTGCGCCATGCCATCGCGATCCGCGCACCCTGGAGATCTTCGTGGTACTTGTCGCGCATCTCACGCATGACTCGATAGGCTTCGGGCTCATGCTCGCCGTCTTTCTCCTGAATCAATTCGAAATTGATCACTTTTGGTTTTGGCGGTTTTTCCATAGACTCTCCTTAAGCCGTTTCTGCTTGTGATGAACTGCTCTCCATCCTCAAACTCAATGCAGCAGGAGTTTCGCCGTCCGCGAACAATCACGCGGCATAGCTGACCCTTTCTTCCCGGCATCCTGCCGATCTCGCCGGGTCCCCAAGCCCAGACATAATCGAACGTCACCACAAATACTCCCGATAGATCTCATCGCCTTCTGGCCAGTCGAATATGCCTTGCCGCCCGGTCAACGGTATCGGCTTGGGCAGCACGCGAACGTCCTGGAATGGCCATGCGAAACGCGCATCCTCGTAATTTCCATAGAGCAATTCGCGACGTGATAGACCGCTGCGGACCTGTTCAGTCGGGACTGACTCTGCGGGATGCACGACGCAGAGCACAGCGCCGTAGATGAGCGGCTTTGCCATTGCGCCATCGTCCAGCAACTGGCGGCAGAAAATGTCGCCATAGTGGCCTGGATCAAACTTAAGTTTCGCTGCATGGATCGCCAGTGGCTTGTCGATCATCGATTGCGGCAATGGCCAGCTGCGCGTCTCGTTCAGCTTGAGCCCGCGCCGCACCAGCTCTGCCCAGATTTGCCAGAGAGAGATGCACTTCATGACTTGCGCCTCAGAAACCAAATGATCAGCGCGATCGGCACCAGCATTAAGACGCACGCTTCGAAGACT